TGCCTTAGCTGCTGCTTTAACCATTTCTAATTCTTCTTCTGTATATGTGGATAACAGAGGATCTCCACCGATCCAGTTATCTGCTTCTGCTCGTGTAGGATAATCAGGTGCACCTGCTAATGCAACTCCCATACGCCAATTTAAATATGCACTACCTGTACTTTGATTTAAGTTAGGCATTGTCATAGCATTTTTCATTGCAGCCTTTTGTGTAGGATCTATCTTTTTTGTAATACCAGATGCTCTTAATCCTAGAGCATTTGTAGTTCCTTCTGCAACTGCTGCTTTAGCATTCTTAGCAACTTTTTCTGGATACTTTTGTAAGTAGTGAGCAACAATATCAAATAAAGGATATGCCTTTTCGCCAATAGTAATCATGCTAGATGCTGGTATTCCAGCATCTTTATAAAAAGCAGCTTTGTTTCCTTCACGAACATACTTTCTTAAATCGGTTGCACGGGCTAAACGTTCTGTTTTCTTCCAGTCAATTTGTGCAAACTTATAACCGCCGTGCTTTTGATTCATCATGCCGTTGTATTTTTGTAAACCACTTGCAAGCCACTCTTCATCGGTGTAGACATTTAAGTGAACATTTTCACCATATTTTTCGTAGATGTTTGTTGCCATAACAAACAAATCTTGTTCTGGAATTACGTGTTTAGCTACGCCTGGCCATACAGCGGCCATGCATTGTAGTTTAATTTCATATGGTAGGGGATCTTTAGGACCTTCTGTATTTTCGTTAGTACCGACAAACCAAATAGGATTCTTACTAGCAGCTTTCCAAACTTCTCTATGTCCTTTGTGCGGAGGATTCCAACGACCGTAGCAAATGCCAATGGTTTTTAAACCACCATCAAATTCTTCCCCACCTTCGGGTACTTCTTCGTAGATATTTTCAAATAGTTCTCTTAATCGCATTTTTAACGTCCTGGTACCCACGTAGTAGGAACAATCTTTATATTACCATATTTATGATGTTTTTGTGCATAGCGAACATGTCCTTCGCTATTAGTGTCCCAAATTTCTTTACGAGGTTGTTGCCTAATTCCAGCGTCTATTTGATCTTTCATATTTCTAATACCTTTTATTAGGAAAAATATAGCATCAAGTCCGCCTGGATGTTCTTGTATCATGTTTATGATGTGTTGTTGTTTCTTAGCACTAACACCTTTTGATTGCATCCAATCAATAAATGTTTTTCCACTAATACTTTCAAAATTTTGTTTTCCTTGAGCATGTAGATTACTCATTTGATTAAAGAACGGATAGAAAATGCCATTCTTATCTGGATCGGGTAAACTTCCTAAGAAGTTATCAATAGCAGATCCGTGTTGTTCTACATATTGCATCATAGAGTCTATAGGACTAGTGTCAACTTCGGGTGCTGTATCTGTATAAATTGGACCTTGAACAATCAAACCTGCTGTTTGATTAAACATTTCGAAATCGTCCATCGGTTGTTGTTCTCTGTCTGGAGCACCAAAGGAATCGAACGTAGCATGTCCAACAACCATAACTTGTGCTTTGGCAATTCGTTGGCCCAGTTCACTGCCTGCATCTACATGATAGCAAGTCTTTGAAATAGGATTAGGACAAAATGTCCAAATACCTTGAGGATATTCTTTAGTTGGTTTTTCTAATTGTTTAGGATTATTTGGTTCGACGCCAAATAAATTATCTGCATACACAAACCCAACAAAGTTTTTTGGTGTTGCAGCATCGAACAATGGATAAAGATTTGCAAAATTTGTGGCAAATTGTTGACGTTGTTTTTGTTCTTCTGGAGTTTTTACTTTACCGCTTTGATTTGCAATAAAGTCATATACATCGTGTTGACTTGTTGCTTTTACTCCGCGACTCCACTGATTGTGTCCGGCTAGTATTAAAGGTCCGTTTTTCTTTTCACGACCCCAATAGACTTGCGGGTTACCGTCCCATTTGCGTCTAACAGTTGTACCGCCTTCTTTTTCTTCTGCTATTTCTTTAAAATGTGTAAGGGCTTCCAATGTTCCGGCACTACCTTTAAAAAATACTAAATGTTCTGGGTGATTAAACGGTCGGCCGTATTTTTCCATGCTGTCATCTTCAGCAGGTGCCTTTGCCTCATTAAAGAACAATTCTCTAAGTAACACAATTAATCCTTATATTTGCCTTCGTCGTAATCTTTGCGGAAATCGTTATATAGTTTTTTACAAACTTCTAAACATTGCTCTTCATCAAGTGTATCTGGCAATTGACGTATGGGGAACTTTTTAATATAGTGTTTGTAGCTTTCTTCAACTGCTGCTTTGAAAATTTTAGGATCTAATTGCTTTTTAGCTTTTAATCCTTCAACACAATTTACTACACGAGGAAACATGATCTTGCGATATATGTCATCATCATTGTGCATATAAAAAGCAAGGTCTTCTATTAGATCATAGTTGATACCTGTGCCTTCTTCATCCTGCTTGATGAACTCTAAATCATTGAATTTTTTACCTTCTAATAGTTCTCTAATACGCATTTTTAAGCCCGTTATTAATAGTCACACTGATTCTGTGCGGATATACTATTTATCGTATGCGGGTTTATAAGATTACGCTTTGATTATGCGCTCAACCTTGTTTATTGAGCCGCCTAAGTGCATTTTTGTTAACAGTAAGTTGTTTTCGCCCGTGACGTAGAAGTATGTACCGCCCCAACTACGATCTCTCAAAAGCTCCCGCTTACAAGTTTTTGTCAGCTTGACTTTAGTATTCTTTTCAGCCCAATCTACAAATGCACTATGTTCACGATCTGTTTTACTCAGGGTAATTTTAAAATCGTAATTTATCTTGGGTAAAATAATTGTATTTTCCTCTAGGGTAGTTTTATCTGGAGGAACACACACATACTTGACTTTTTCCTTGTCAATTTTAATTAAACTGTCAACATTTGATTTATCATTAGTATAGATAGTAACCCATGGGCTTTCAACCCTAACTTCTAAGTTTTGTAATTTACTAAGTTGATGTTGTAGTTTAAAAGCATAGTTCAAGTCGTCTTCAGTCTTTATTGATTTAGAATGCCAGTGATTTTGCGTAGATAAGTCAATCTTTTTAAGATTTTCAAGAGTACCACGCCAATCACCTCCGCGGAACCAGCTGGCGCCAGCACAAGTTAAAACTAACTTGTACTGGTACTGTCCTCTAAATAATCTTTTAGTTGTCTTGAACTGCATCTTCTATTTTAATTTCTGTCGAAAGCAACGGAACCTTAGGTGTTTTTGCTTTAACTGACAGCACTATATTATCATTTTCGGCTGTAATTGATAACCATCCGCCGTTTTTTAAATCACCAAATAGCATCAATTTAGCAAGGTCACGTTTAATTTCTTTGTCAATGACACGTTGTAACGGGCGAGCACCCATCTTGTTGTCAAAGCCTTTTTCAATTAACCATTCAATTGCATTCTTATCTGCCTTAATACGAATACCTTTTTCTTTAACTTGTTCTCTTAGCTCATCGATAAACTTGTTAACAACTTTGACCATAGTTTCTTTGCCAAGTTTGTTAAAGGTAATAATACCGTCTAAGCGATTTCGGAATTCAGGAGTGAAGAATTTATTAAGCTCTTTATCGCTATATTCTTTTTGTTGGCTACCGAAACCAATCGCATTCTTATCTGCTTCAGTTGCACCAGCATTAGTTGTAAGGATTAGGACTAACTGGCGGCAGTCAGCACGTTTACCATTTGAACCAGTGATAAATCCGTTATCCATCATTTGTAGCAACACAGTTGATACATCTGGGTGTGACTTTTCAACTTCGTCGAACAACAGAACTGCATTTGGATTTTCTTGGATACTTGTAATAAGCTGACCGGCATTTTCTTCAAAACCAACATATCCGGGAGGACTTCCAATCAATTTACTGATGCTGTGTTTCTCTTGATATTCACTCATATCAAAACGCAATAACTTAACACCTAAATGTTTAGCAAGAGCTTTAGCAGTTTCAGTTTTACCACATCCAGTTGGGCCCATGAATACAAAACTTCCGATAGGTTTGTTTTCAGGTTTTAATCCTGCTTGTGCGACCATAATCTTGTCAACTACTTCAGTAATAGCAAGGTTCTGTCCAAACACTTCTTCTTCGAGTTTTGTTTGTAGTGTTGAAAGATTATGACTTTCTGTTTCTGCTACAACTTCTTCTGGAATTTGTACAACTTTAGAAAGTTCGTATTGAATTTCTCTTTCTGTTACAATACGTTCGTCAGCTAATTTTAGATTAAAACGACTGCATGCCAAGTCAATTAAATCGATAGCCTTGTCGGGTAACTTTTTATCAGACTGATATTTAACGCTGAGTTTAATTGCA